TCATCTGAAAAATATTCTTTGTGTTCCATGCCGTCTGAATCATGGGAGGCTGTGACTTTATCCGCATCAATTACCGCATATTGCACCTGATAACGTGTGCCGTCACTTGCAACGGCTGTAGTTACTTTGCCCATCTGATCTGCAGGGATTGAACCATAAGCGACAACAGGCGCACCGTCTGAGAATGAATTATTATTACTTAGTCTGTAATAGTCTGGATGTGAGGCGATCTCTTTTACCTGCTTAATTGATCCGATATTGCCACGATTACGATTTTGAATAATTACACTGCTATCAATTTTTTCAGGTAAAGAAAAATCTAGCTTGTTATTCTGTTTTCTTTTTTCTAATAGCATTTGTCTGCGTGATTTTGGCTTATTTTCAGCAAGTTTTTTAAAGCCTTGTTTGTTGCCTTTCTCAATCTTAGCACCGTTAAATTTTCCGCCCATACCGCCTAAGATCTGACCTGTTTCACCGTCAATAAGTGCAGGTCTGCCCTTTGCGTTTTCTCCATGTGGCTTAACAGTGATCCATTTAGCCTCATCCTGAGTTAACTGTTTTCTACTGTGTGCAATTCCCTGCCCAAATGCAACACCTAATTTAAATGCGATCCCTGCTCTCTGTGCGGTTTCTTTATCCATAATATGCCTCTCTTAGAAACGGTGTGATCTTCCATACTGTAAGATTTTTAAATTATTTGCGCTGATTTGTAAAGGTTGCTTTATTTCGCTTACTGCGTAACGTGTAGCATCCATCAAATGTGAAAATTCATGTTCTGGCACGTTTGTTGTGTTGCCATTTCGATCTTTTTTCCAAATATAATTACTGATTTCGTGATAAAACTCTTCACACTCTGGATGTATGATTATTTTGTAATTCTGGATCTTTTGTATTCCGTATCTGACAGAATCAGCACCTTTAGCAACTGCAAGCGCATTGATGTTTAATTTTCTCAACTCCGCAATACTCTTAGGCTCTGCACTATCACAATAGACCTTTTCGCCCTTTAAACCTAAATCTTTTAAGGCTCTGGCTATATCGTCATTAGTGACGTTTGTTTGATACCACTCTTTAAATATATATAAAATATTTTCTTTCTGATTAACAATAATTGCAACAAATGCAGTAGGATCTGTAAAACCAAAATCTAATCCGTATGTAGCAAAACAGTTACGATCTCTTAATATGGTTTTATAGTCAAATTCCTGCACCTCAAAATTATTGTATATTAAACCCTCACTGATGCCCCACTCGCCTAAACCCTCGATCTGATAACGTCTAGGATTGTTCTTTTCCATTTCCTGAAATGTAAATAAATCTTCCTGCGTTAACCACTCGTTACATTTATACGTAGTTGTAGAGGTAAAGATCTGCGGTGATTTTACATCAAAAAAACGGCTCTTAATCCATGATTTCTCACTCCAAGGATTGAATGATAAAGTTAATTGTGGCTTTAATCCGTCTGGCATAGTGCCACGAATTGACATATCAATTTTATCAAAATCAGCCTCTTTGATTTCGTAAGCCTCCTCGCACCATACCCAACACAACACACCTTTAGGCACGGTCATGGAGGTTAACTTCATGCCCTCGTCTAATCCGTTAAAAATAATCTTCTGGCCTGTCTGTGTTAATGTAATTTCCATTGGTGAAACAGTGGCTTTAAATTTATCGCTTAATCCCAGATGATCGATTGCCCATTGTAACTGTGCATAACATGAATTTTTAAGCGTGTTACCGTAACGCCTTACTACTAACAGATTTGCATTAGGATTGGCAATTAAATTTAATATGTACCATATTGCAATGGTAGTAGATTTCTTACTGGCTCTACTTCCTTTTAGCACTCGATAACGTGCGGTTGTAGTCCAGAAGTCTTTATAACCCTTTCCGATCAATTCAGAAAGTTTTAAGGTTTTTTCAATCATTCTTTTAAATCGTTAACTAACTTGATTGATATAGGCTGATCGCTTGATAGATTAACCTCTTGTTTTTCTTTCCACTCCTGCCCTCCGTGAGTTTTCAAAATAAAGATCTGCGCTGTGGTGTTTCCTGCAAGTGCGCTTTCTACTAGCTTGTTACTTACTTTAGCTACACCCTTTTCACGCCCTCTTTTTATTGCCTCCTCAATTTCTGGATTCTCATTTTTCTTATTATAAAAAGTCTGTCTGCCTATGCCTAAGTTAATTGCGATCTGATCGTAGCTCAATAACTGGCTTGCGTATTCTTCAACTTTTTTTAGATCTATTTCTACTTTAGGTCTGCAGGCTCTACGCTTTGTTTTTTCTTCTGCCATAATTAACCTCTCTAATTTTTATAATAGTATTATTCAAAATTATTAAATTTCTTTTCGGTCTGTTTCCAAACCTTAACTAAGGCGTTATATTTAGCCTTTAACATATCATAATCTTTTGCCTGCTCTAATAGCTGTTTTGATAGTCTTTCAAAATTGCGGTTGTCTGATTGATGGCATTTAGTTTCTCTTCCTGCAGGTATTGAGGCGGTAACTGTGGCAGTGTTGGGCAACTGCACTTTGTTGGTATTGGTTTCACCGTCTGGCAGGCTGTTAAGCAACAACATACTAGAATTAAAATTGCGCTCAATATCAGCTTTTGTATTTTGTTCATATTGCATAACCTCATTTACTTTAGTTTTTAATTCTGTTTCTATGCTTATTTTTTTTGTTAAATATTCGTTTTCAGTCTTTAAAGCTGAATTTTCTATTTTTTCAATTTCCAATAAATAAAAATCTTTGGTGATTTTCTGACCGATTAAAAAACCACTTCCAAACACTGCAACGCTCAAACCAATACCGATAAATATTAAATGTGTTTTTGCAAAAGTAAACATATTTACGCCTTATGTTTTGAAATTCCTATATTTATATTATATATAAAAAAAATCCTACTTATAAAAGTAGGATGAAGTCATTATTAGCAATTTTCTAAAACCGTGACCGCCTGCAGTAATTCAAGTAACGGCTTTAAGTCCTGCCGTTTCAGGCGATCACACTCTCTTAATGCACCTTTAATTTTCTTTTTGTCTAGTCCAATAATGACCGATCTTAATTTGTTTAACTTAATCAACATTAGGCATAAATCATATAGATCCTGCGTGTTATCAGTTTTTAGTTTTAAAATATGCTTTTCAATTTCCTTTTGTAAGTTCATTTACAAATTAAAAAGCTCCTGCTCGGCTTTTCTGCGTGTTTCCAATCCTTTGAGCTTTACTTTGAAACGTTCACCAGTCTTAGGATCGGTTTTTGTGATGTAAACCCACTTTGTAAACTCTTCTCCTGCGCCTGCGTAGTCACCTGCTTTAAGTTTCTTATATAGGGTAGAGAAGATAAAAGCCGAATATCCTAAATTGAAAATAAAGCTAATACATGCATCGAATTGATGTTGATTTAATTCAACTTTATCGTGTTCTAATGAATAATTTAATTTATTTTCAAAATTTTTTAAATCTTGTTTTAGTAAATTTTCAGCCTCTACTTCTGTAATTGTCTGACCTAATTTCAGATCTTTTGAACAATGCCCCCAACCAATAGTAATTTTATTTGCAGGGCATAGATATGCGTGTGAAATAAAACCCTCAAAACGCTTAATTAGATCAATTCCTTTTTGAGAAGTTTCCATTTTGATGATCCTTGTAATACCAAACCGACAATAAAAAACCGCCTACACTCATTAAAGCGTAAAGCGGTAAAATTCCTAAAACAATAGAAATAAAACACATTGAAAATTCACCTGAAAACACTAGGATCATTAGTTCATTTTCTGATAATTTGCGCTTTGTTTTACTTTTCATTTGTTAGATCCTCTGTATCTGCTTTAATTCCGTATTTCTTTGCGATTACGTCAACAACATTTCCAATACCGATTAGACCAACTAAAAACGATAAAGGGATCGCATCATAAGCGGTGAAATATTCAGAAAAATAGCGCACACCAAGCCATGAGAGAGAAAAACAACCCATGCCACTGATAAGAGCATATTCAATGCGTTTAACCATCTTAGGCGGTCTGGAACGATAACAAGCAATTGTAAACGTCATAATTGCACAGCACACACCTGAGATAACAAAAATCAGTATATTTTTTATTTCCATTTTGTTTTTATCCGCTTAGAAACATCTATATAAATAATAGAATTAAAACTATATATTTGTAAATACGGATAAAAAAGATATGAGATATAAAAAAACCTCTTACAGTGTTAAGCATTGCGCCTGATAGGAACTGTAAAAGGTTTTTACTCTAGGTAACAATAAAAGTATAGAGAAAACTGTTTAAGCCGTCAACACCCTACAAGAGATATACGAGAAACAAAATTATAATGCAGGGTATTGACGTTTTTTTTAATTATAAACCATTTAAAATAAAAAAATACCCTCAATCGCACAATAAGGAGTAAAAAAAACGATTGAGGGCGTTATTCAGTAATTTTTTTTGGAAAGTAAAGATATATTAGCACAAATAAAAAACCGTGACATCCGTTTTTATGAAAAAAGAAAGTAAAAAAACGCCCTGCGGTCACGGTTTTATATATAAACACTTTTTTTAGCAAATGCTACAGATTGAGATTTGCAGAAATAATTATAGATCATTCCCATTCAAAACAACAGTACACACCATAATTTTTTGATGCAGTTATATAATTTTTTGTTGCGGTCAGCGTGTAGATCTGCACGTCATCTTTGAATATAACTTT